ATCTAAATTAGATATAAATAAAATTGGATTTTATGTAATAACATTTAACAGCCCAAATCAATTTGAAACGTTGATGGAAAGCATCATACAATATGATAAAAACTTCATAGATAAAACGACTAAATTTTTATTAGATAATTCATCGGATGAAAAAACCTTTGACAAATATAAAACATTATGTGATAAGTTTGGTTTTGAACATATTAAAAAAGATAATTTAGGAATTTGTGGAGGGAGACAATGGATTGCCGAGCATTTTGAAGAAACCGATTTGGATTATTATTTGTTCTTCGAAGATGATATGTTTTTTTATCCAAATAAAGATGAGGTTTGCCGAAACGGATTCAATAGATTTGTAGATAATTTCTATCAAAATTGTTTAGAAATCATGCAAAAAGAAAATTTTGATTTCCTAAAATTAAATTACAGTGAGTTCTTTGGTGATAATGGTGTACAATGGAGTTGGTACAATGTACCTCAAAATGTTAGAGAAGAATATTGGCCCGAAAAACCAAAACTCCCCGTACAAGGATTAGACCCCAACGCTCCAAAAACAGTATATAGGAATATCTTATCTCACAAGGGCATTCCATATGCAAATGGTGAAGTATATTATTCGAATTGGCCTCAAATAGTTTCAAGAGAGGGAAACAAAAAAATGTTTTTGGACACGACTTGGGCTCGACCATTCGAACAAACATGGATGAGTCACATGTATCAGTTAACTAAAAAAGGAGAATTAAATCCTGGAATATTACTTATGACACCAACAGAGCATAATAGATTCGAACATTATGACGGTAAATTGAGAAAAGAGTCATAACAATATATTTATTGTTATGGAATTTTACATCAAAAAGAATGCAACATTACCTGTTTTGAAAATGCAGGTTGTTAAGGATGGTAGATCAGATTACATGAGATTCATGGAATCTTTAGAAACATCTACGATATATTTTACTATGATTGAAGTGGCGACAGGAATACCGAAAATTGTATCATCTCCTTGCGAAATAGTTGCTCTTATTTTACCTGAAGGAGCTCCAACTGAATATTACATTTATTACAAATTCACAAGTAGGGATACGGATACACCAGGTCGATACGAGGGACAATTTTTAATAAAAAACGATGAGGGTAATTTAATTGTTCCAATTAGAGAAAATTTATTTATTAACATTCAGGATAGTTTTATTTCTGAAACTGCTTGTTGTTAGAACTCATGTTTATTGTTTTAATAATCTTATTGTTTTTATCGCGCGTAACATGCAGATTTAATCCTGAAATTTTATTATAGTAAGATATTACATCACTAGTTAATGAACATCTACGACCAAAATATTCATAAACAGATTTCCAAAATAAGAAATCTTTATTATTATAACCCTCGATGTGTTTGGTGGGATATTTAATTGTGTTTAACACCTTGTGATGACAAAGAACATTTCCCACATCGATTTTAGCAAAGATGGGAATTGATTCCGTCAATCTTATGGTTCCATCAGGTGCAAATTGTCTACCAACGAGCATACCTGAAAAATTATTTTCACTACATTCAACAAATTTTGCATACATATTTTCATGAAATAGTGTATCATCATCTAAAAAACAAAAATATCCATTATTTATTTTTGATAAAACGGCATTTCTTTTAGCAAATGCTTCCGAATCCAAACAATCCACTTCATAAATAATAATTCTTTTATCCTCTCTTAGAAAATCTAATTCAGGTAATATTCTCGTTTTAGAATATGATATGTGCCATCTTATATCGTCATTCATTAAAATTGAATTATATATTTTTTCCAAATTTTCAAATCTGTATAAAGGTGTGATTATATGTAACATAATTATTTTTTATTAACCGAGATTATTTTACAGGGAGAACCCCAAGCTATAACATTATCAGGAATGTCTTTATTAACAAAGGAACCCGCCCCAATTACAGAATTTTTACCTATCTTTATTCCATTGGATATATTGGTACCCATACCTATGGTTGTACCTTCTCCAATTTCGACATGACCCGCAACATTAACACCAGGATTTATTGTAACAAAATCTTCAATTAATGTATGATGACCGACAGATGAATTTCTGTTTATCATAACATGATTTTTTATTTTTGTATGTGCTGCAATCGTAACCATTGGATTTATTATACATCCATACCCGAAATTGCTTGTTGTAGAAACTGAAGAACTTTTATGAATCACATTAATAAATTTATTTTCTTCGATATTGAACGTTTTGAGTATTTTTGATTTATAATTTGGATTACTCAAACCTATTAGGTATTTTAATTCCCAACCTTCCTGTATTTGTTGGATTATTCTAATATTGAAAAAAGGATTTATAAATTCGTATCTTGGTTCGAGACTTAGATTATTAATGACATCTATGTCGAACTTTTCACCATTTGATTCTATTATATCTAAAATCATGGATAGGGTGGCCTCACTAAATCCTAAGATGTTAATTTTCATAGATTCATATTACAAACGATTCGAAAAAAATAAATTTTTTTTCATAATTTTTTTGGTATTTATTAAATAAGACATACCTTTATATCAACAAACGGGATTATTTGGGACTCCTTATACAAAACCGAATCGTAGGGTATCAGGCGAAATCGGTACGGGTATATTCAGACCCTCAACCTATGGTAAACTGAAAAAAACGGGAGGGCATAAGTCCTCCTTTTTTTTATTATTTTTTTGATATTTAATTGGAGTTTATTATATTTACAGTTGTAAGGTAAATGTCATCGTGTGTGGCAGCTAATATACCACTTAGATATATATTATGATTTCAAGTCAAGAAATAGAAAGTTTCCTACATGGAAATGACCCTGAAGAATTTATTGTGGCGATAGAATTCGATTATGCTTCGAATTCCATTTATAAGGTCAAAGAAATTCCTGGTAAAGGAAAAGAAATACGAAAAGATAATTTTATTCCGTTCGCATGGGTTGGAGATTTGCGAGGATTAAAGTTTTATAATGATTCCAAAATGGTACAGAAGGAAGCCATGACAAAATATGGAATTGTTATTGAAAAATTAAATACACACGAAAACGATAGATTAAAGAGAGGGCTAACATTTATTGTTCGTTCCCTTAAAGGATATAGAGAATTGATTCAGTTTTTTAGAGATGGTGGTTGTGACCCGTGGAGTGATAAAGCAAAAGAAAAAATTTTGGTTTTATCTCCTGTTGAGCAATATCTCATATCAAAAGAAAAAAGATTATTCAAAGGATTTGAGGACTACGACCAAGTTACCAGACTTGTATATGACTTGGAAACCACCGCTTTGGAACCGAAAGATGGTAGGATATTTATGATTGGAATTAAAACCAATAAAGGTTATCATAGAGTGATTGAATGTATTGATGAATCACAAGAAAAAAATGCCATAATTGAATTTTTCAATGTAATAAATGAACTCAAACCAAGTATAATTGGTGGATATAACTCCGCAAACTTCGACTGGCATTGGATTTTCGAGAGAAGCAAAATCCTCGGTATTGACCTAAAAAAGGTTTGCAAATCCTTACACCCCCAACATTCATATACAAGAAAGGAGACAATATTGAAACTTGCAAATGAAGTGGAACCTTATACTCAAACTTCAATTTGGGGATATAATGTTATTGATATTATTCATGCTGTTAGAAGGGCTCAAGCAATCAATTCATCAATTAAAGCTGCGGGTCTTAAATACATTACCAAATATATAAATGCCGAAGCTTCAGACCGAGTGTATATCGACCACGATAAGATTGGTAGTCTATATGAAAAAAAGGAAGAGTATTGGTTGAATATAACCAACGGAAACTATCGTAAAGTCGGTCAGGATGAAAAAATAGATGAAGCATGTGGCAAACATCCAAACGTATATATAAAAACGACTGGTGACGATTTGGTGGAGAGATACTTGGATGATGACTTGGAAGAAACCTTGTTGGTTGATAATGAATTCAACCAAGCGTCATTTCTTCTTGCGTCAATGATTCCAACAACATATGAGAGAGTTTCCACGATGGGAACGGCAACCCTTTGGAAGATGTTGATGCTCGCATGGTCTTATAAACATAATTTAGCCATTCCTGCCAAACAACAAAAAACCGATTTCGTGGGTGGTCTATCTCGTCTTCTAAAAGTAGGATATTCTAAGAACGTATTGAAACTCGACTTTAGTTCTCTATACCCATCAATACAACTTGTTCACGATGTATTTCCTGATTGTGACGTAACAGGAGCAATGAAAGGTATGTTGAAATACTTCAGGGATACACGTATCAAATACAAACAACTTGCCGAAGAATTTTATGAAACCGATAAGAAAAAATCCGAATCATATTCAAATAAGCAATTACCAATAAAAATATTCATCAACAGTATGTTTGGTGCCCTATCGGCACCTCAGGTTTATGCATGGGGAGATATGTATATGGGAGAACAAATTACTTGTTCGGGGAGGCAATATCTTCGTCAGATGATTAAATTTTTTATGTCTAAAGGTTATATTCCCCTCGTTATGGATACGGACGGTGTAAACTTCTCAAGTCCTGATGATGCTGATTTACATAGATATATTGGTAGGGGATTAAATTGGAAGGTAAAATTGGGTAAAGAGTACACAGGACCTGAAGCCGACGTTGCTGAATATAATGACATTTTTATGCGTGGAGAAATGGCTCTTGATACTGACGGAGTTTGGCCGTCGTGTATAAATTTGGCACGAAAAAACTATGCGGTTATGGATGCTAAGGGTAAAATCAAACTGACAGGAAATAGTATTAAATCAAAAAAGTTACCAATATACATAGAAGAGTTTCTTGATAAGGGAATTAAAATGTTATTAGAGGGTAATGGTAAATCATTTGTTGAATATTATTATGAATATTTGGAAAAGATTTGTTCTCAGAAAATTCCACTGTCAAAAATAGCACAAAGAGCCAAAGTCAAATTGACTATTGAAGATTATGTAAAAAGGTTATCCACAAAAACTAAGGCGGGTAATTCTATGTCTCGTATGGCACATATGGAACTTGCCATTCAGGAAGGAATTGGTGTAAATTTGGGTGATGTTATTATGTATGTTAATAATGGAACAAGAGCCTCTCATGGTGATGTGGTAAAAAAGGGAGATGGATTACAAATAAATTGTTATATGTTAGACCCTAATATTTTAGATAACAATCCTGATATGACTGGTGAATATAACATTGCAAGAGCGGTTACAACATTTAATAAGAGAGTTGAACCTTTATTGGTTGTTTTCAAAGAGGATGTAAGGGAAAATCTAATTGTTGATGATATTGCTAAACGTGGTATTTTTACAACAGAACAATGTGAATTGATAAATGGTATACCATTCGAAGAGGGAGATCAAGATACTCTCGAGGAGGTTATGACCTTATCTGAAGGAGAAGTTAAATATTGGGAAAAAAGAGGTTTGAGTCCAACCTATATGTATGAACTTGCGGAAGAAGGGTGGGAAGAAAAATTAGGATTGTTTCAGTCCGTCACTTGATAAAATGTACCAATTTCCACCTACAAATCTGAATTCAACACAAGAATACTTATCTAGTTCCAATTCATCATATTCTTCGTCTATTTTACCTATCGTGGTATTTACAACAACAGGAGCCATTGCTTTTACTACAATGTGGTCGGTGTTATTTGGATCTAATGTTAACGTACAATTATGAACTCCTCTTACAATTATACACGACTCTCCACTTGTTTTATATGTATTTTCATTTACAAGTGCAACCTCGGATGTTTCAATTACTAATCCGTTAATAACCCTTTTTGATGGTATAGATTTTATTATTGCCATATTATATTACATAAATTTGTCTCGGAAATGCTCTGAATTTCATTTGTTTATTTAGGTTTTCAGCCAACAGGGCTTCTCTTTCCATAACTTTTTCTGGTCTCAAACGAGTTAACCATCCCTCAGCCCCAATGAGTTCTTCTAACAATTTTGTTTTTTCATCTTTTGCCTCAGTTGCCAAACTCGCGTAATCCATGGTGATTTCTGAATCTGGGGTTTTCAGGTTTCCACTATATTTTCCTCTAACTCTTGATAATGTTTCCTTAACGTAAGCGGTGAACCATCTTCGAACCCAAGCTTGTCCTGGTGTATTTAGGTCTTCCCATGTCAAAGTCTCTAAAGGAACATCAGTTGGTAGTTTTATAATATCAGGATTTGCCTTCAAACAATCCGCTCTATCATCTTCTCCCACGTCATAATACCAATACCAAACGGCTTTACCTACATACATACTATAATTATTCCAGTTGAACCTACCGCCAGGAGTATTATATAAGAAAATATTTTTTTTACCATCAGGTAATCCTGTTATTCTATATGTTAGAGAACCACCTAAAATTCTGTTTAATATATTTGCCTCTTGCATTCTGACAAGATAATCAAATCCTGACATCATGAAGTAAGAACCCTGATATCCCATTTGAGCATAACCCGCTTCGTTTGCCCCCAAACCAACTCCACCAAATCCGAAACCACCGATACCACCCAAACCAAATGCATTCCATGGTTGATTACTGAACCACAAAAGTTCATTTACTTCTCTACCTGCTGGTATGGTATAATTTTGAGTATTTGCACTTAGAACAAAATAATCTTGCTTCAATACCCAAGGACCCATTGTTTGAAGTCCTACTATTTTGGAATATGAATATGAAAATTGTTGTTCGAAATCCATTGTTCGAGTTACTAATGCTCTGGCAACAGATTTTTCAGTCATATTAAGGTTAACAAGGTTTACCCATTGACTATCAATTAACCATTGTTGGATATATTCTTCATAATCCTGAATTGATAATTCCATTAAGGAATCCATCATTTCATCTTCTATTTCAACACTTCTGATTGGTGCACCCAATAAGTGTTTTACTCTTGTGTATATCTTACTTCGTTCTGGTTCTGGAATTACTGACATTTTTTTTTCTTTATAAATATCAAAAATATCTATAAATTTTTGATTTTCTTTTCCAATTGTGTGGTGGAGTGTCCTTTAACGAAAGGTAATGATAAAACTTGTCCTCCTTTTTCTATTACCAATCCACTACCAACAATATTTTCTTTTTCATAATCACCTCCTTTTACTAAAAAATCAGGTTCTATTATGTTTATCAATCCTAGTGGTGTATCATCTTCAAATTTAATTACAAAATCTACGGATTGGTGGGATGCTAAAACATACATCCTATCATGTACGGGATTTATCGGACGAGTCTCTCCTTTTAATCTTTTTACCGACATATCAGAATTAACACCTATGATTAAATAATCCGCTAACTCTTTGGCCTTTTCTAAGTAAATTACATGTCCTTTATGGATTATGTCAAAACAACCATTTGTAAAAACAATTTTTTTATTCGAAGATTTTATTCGTTTGAGTTCTACAAAAAATGAATCTAAATCCTGAAAAATTTTATCTTGTATTTTTTTCAAAATGAAAATTTTACAAATCAGTTTTAGTTTTCATATCATACATTTTGGAGACAAATTCCCAATTTACTACATTCCAAAAATTCGAGATATAATCATCTCTTTTATTTTGATACTTCAAATAATATGCGTGTTCCCATAAATCCAATCCTAACAAAGGAAATCCACCACCTTCAATAACATTCATCAGAGGATTATCTTGATTTGGTGTAGACATAACCTTTAATTTTTTATTTGGGGTTATAACCAACCAAACCCAACCCGAACCGAATCTTTTTCTGGCCATATCCTCAAACTTCTCCTTGAACTTTGCGAAACTTGTAAACTCATCCACAATTTTCTTTTTGAGTTCCATAGTCATTTCAGTTTTGTTTGGAGACAACATATTCCAAAATAATGCATGATTAAATGCGCCACCGGCATTATTTCTAACGTCCTTACTATATCTGTCTATTGTTCGAATGATGTTTTCCAAATCGACATCTCCACCCTTTCTTTTTGCAAGTGCCTTGTTGAGTTTTTTAACATATCCCTTATAGTGTTTGTTATAATGGATACTCATAGTTTCGGGGTCTATGAATGACCTAAATGCAGAATAAGCATAAGGTAACTTTTCAATCCCTATCTTTTTCATTTCGGAGAGAATGAACTTAGAATATTCTATTTTTTGTTCTCGTAATATTTTAGACTCTAACAATCTAATTTTATCCGAAACCTGAGAAGTTTCTGAAATTGTAGGTCTCAAATCAGATGAATATTTTTTATTAAATAAAATTTTGGGGTTCACCCAACTATCAGAGTTTTGTAATTTTGTTTTCTGATTTTTTTCCATAATTCATCGAAATTAAAACTTCTCAACATCTTTCCAAATATCTTGATATCTTGGATTCTCCAAATACGGTGTTTCATCACCTATGTGCATTTCAAGATAATCAACATAATCTTGTAACGCCTTCTTTATTTGTTTGATTCTCTCTATCCTTTGTCTTGGACTTACTTTTTTTGATAGTCTGTTTTCTCGTGATAAGTATCCAAAATCATCTGGATCACTAAAAATATTCATTTCATCTTTACCAAAAAATATTTGGTCTAATTTTTCTTTTAGACCTATATCCTTTAGTCCTGATGAATCAATATCTTCATTTATGACTCTTTTAACAATTCTTTGTAAATCTCTTTCTGTTAATCTGACAATTTTATTCATGATAGTTTTTTAATATAAATATATTAGATAACACAAAATTATTTTCTAAGATTATGTATCTTAGTTAAGATTTCCTCTGCAGCCTCACCTGAGTCTACATTATCACCCATTACTGTTGATATTACTTGTTTCTTTGCATTTATTATATCATAAATTATCCCTTCTATTGTATTATCATATAAAGGGTAGTAAACTAAAACATTATTTTTCTGGCCGAATCGGTACGCCCTATCTTCTGCTTGTGCGTGATCTGATGGGAGAAACGACAAATCATTCATAATTACAACTTCAGCAGCAGTTAGGGTTATACCTACGCCAGCCGCCTTCAAATTCCCAACAAAAACTTTTACCTTTTCATTGTTCTGAAATTCATCAACGCTGAGTTGTCTTTCCTTTTGAGACATAGAACCATCTAATTTAACCGCAGTTTTACCAAAATGTTCTTTAATGGTATTCAAAGATTCTGTGAAATTACAAAATATTATCACCTTTTTATCTTGTTCGATAATGTTCTCCGCAATTTCAATTGTTTCTTTAACTTTTTCATTTGCGATTATCTGTCTTACTTTTGTAAGTTTTGTGAATTGAACGGTGAGAGATTTTGATTCTTCGGGATTCTTATCATACCAATCATAATATTCACCCATTACGCTTTCATATTCTTTTGACTTTAACCTCAAATAAACTGGTGTTATTATCTTTTCAGGTAAATCCAAAACATTTTCTTTCAATCTCCTTAATATTGTCGTTGATGTTCTGTCTCTTAACTCCTCTAAGTTTGAAGAGCCCATAACATTCCAAACTTTCCTACCTCCGACTTTGAATTGATAACCACTACAATATCTGATTACATAAGCCATCCAGTTACGCGCAGTTGCGTTCTCAACCAAACTCAATAAATTAAAATAATCGATGGGTCGACTCGTCATCGGAGTTCCTGTTAATAACCATAATCTTTCAATGTCTTTGACCATGTCGTTTATTAGTTTGGTTCTTTGTGCTTGTGCATTTTTTATATAGTGAGCCTCATCAACAATTACCAAATCAAAATTAGATTTCAATACCAAAGAATTTTCTTTGTCTTTTGGGTTGTGAAAATTTTTGATTATGTCGTAATTTACAATCACAAAATCATGTTCCAAACTAAAGTTTTTTCCATCTGCAACAAATGTACTTCTATCAGTATAATTTTCAATTTCCCTCTTCCAATTTATCTTGAGTGTTGCGGGACAGATAATCATTATCTTTTTTGATCCTGTTTCAAGGGCGGCAATAATTGTACTAGTGGTCTTACCCAAACCCATATCGTCCGCCAAAATAAACTTTTTATTTTCAACCAATTTTTGTATTGCTTCTTTCTGATGTGATAGTGGTGGACGATGTGAATATTTTTCATAGTCAATTACAACATCTTTAACTTTATTATCTTTTATTAAAGATGCCTTTGGAACCCAAATATCTTTAAGTTCTTCATTTTCGAAGAATCTACCCCAAACATGATACGCCTTTTCTTTTTCCGCAAGAAGTTTTTCAACCCATATTTGTTTTGGTATTTCGGTATACAATCTATCGTCCGCAAATTTTTTGGCGAAGTATTCATCGAGCACGACCCACTTCTTTGCCACTTTGGGTTCTTTGTCGTGGTTGGTTATAATATATTCGGCTTGTGTCCTTGTAGGATAAAACTTTTTATTAATTTGAAACTTTCGTTTTAATTCCAAAATATAATTATTTGCCCCATTGTATTCTTGTAGCAAATATAGTGCCTTATTTTCTATTGTTTGATTACTCATTTAACCTCTGTGTGGGTTCGTCCATCACCCCAATAATCTACACCACCATAATATAGGAAGATTTCTTCACCCTCGTTTATGTCTTTTGTTGCGTAAAACTCAAATGTTTGGTTCTCAAAATTATCTCTCCAGTCGGCGTTAGCATGATTTGAGTGATTATATAATGAACCATAACCCCAAGCCACTGCCTGATTCGTATACTCAATTGATTTTGGATAATTGAACCTGTAGTCTATCATACACGAACTTACCTCTCCTTTTCCCATCATTAAAAGTAATGGCGTTTCTTCGATAACCTCACCCATTTTAATATCATGACTTGCAAATACACCGTATCCGTGAATTGGACTTTTTTTGATTACTATTTTGGTAGGGGGTTTGATTACCATCGTGATACCGTTTTTACAAAAATAACAATATTGTAAATATTTATCAATAAAATATATTCAGATTAATAATGAATAAATTAGTACCAATATCAAGATTAGGGAAGTTTTTCGGAGGAGAAGATTATGCCTTGGACATTGAAATGGGGTCGGAATGGTTAATTGGAGATATGAACTTCACTGTTATTCTATATAGGGTAGACCGAAATAAAACTAAAACGGATGATGTTTATGGTGAAGTGTTAGAAGATGGAATACAATTTTTAGCACCCGTAGAATTGAAGGGGTTAGTACAAGTAATGGCACCAACTGAAAAATATTTGGGTAATTCCAAAATTGCGCAGAAAGAACCTGGGAATATGAAATTTTCAATTTATCAAAAAACCTTGGACGAATTACAGGTAGAAATATTTTTGGGTGATTACATAGGATATTACGAAACGGAAAGTAGAGTAAGATATTACGTGGTAAGTGATGATGGATATGTTAAATCAGATAACAGACATACGTATGGTGGTTATAAACCTTTTTATAGGACAATAATTGCAACTTATGTGAGTGAAAATGAATTTAAAGGAATATGAAATATCTAATTAGTGAAAATCAGTTAAAATATCTTTTGGAGGTTGTAACAAATAAAGAAGTAATTTGTGACAAATGTGGATGGTCTTGGGAATTAGAAGAGGGTGGTGATGACCCTTATGTTTGCCATAAATGTGGATACGACAATTCTGTAAATGAATTTATTGGTGAAAGAGTTATGGTATATTATAATTTACATAAACATACATTTTCTGTAACTCATAAAAACAAAGTTATTTTTCATGCCGATTATGTTAAATTAGGTGATGTTGAGTTTAGAGTTAGACAGGGTGGTAAAGAAAGAGTTCGTAGTGAAAAGTCTAAGAACGTCCATGCATTTGTAATCGGGAACCTTTTGGATTATTGCACATATCCTTGTGATAATATTCCCGACCCACCATCAAACAATATTGTAACATATAACCCATACAAACACAATTCATTTGTATATAAAAAAGGGGAAGAACCAATATATAATGCAGAAGAAGTGGATATGATAAATTCAACTAATAAACTTTTTGTAGTTAAAGAATAGAATGCCATTACCTAAACAAGTCAAACCAACCTTACCTCTCGTTCCTCAAAAAACTCTTTTGAGTAGGCGCGAGGAATTATTGGAATATATAAATAAAGATGGGACTTATCTACCAAAATCAGTATTACATGCTGATTTGGATAAAGGTATGTTAGATTTTGTTAAAGAAGAATTGAAGGTTGTTGTGGACGGTAAGGTTGTTCCAACGGTTGATAGAATTATTACTACCCAAAACTGGTCTCAATATGTGGAGACTGCGTTATTTACTGATTTGGATTTTAATCCTTCTCCTCCGTTCATAACATTAGTTAGAACACCTGAAGTAAAATACGGAACTAATCCGGCATTACAATATACAATTCCCAACAGAAAACAATTTTATTACGCCTCAGTACCTACATGGAATGGAAATGTTGCCGGTATGGATATTTACACAATTCCTCAACCAGTTCCTGTGGATATTAAGTTTAGTCTCAAAATTGTTTGTAACAGGATGAGAGAACTAAATCAACTAAACAAAATCGTTTTGCAAACTTTTTCATCTCGTCAAGCATATAGGTTTATTAAAGGACAATACGTACCAATAATTTTGGATAACATTTCGGATGAATCTCAAATGAATTTGGATGCTAGAAAATATTTTGTTCAGAGTTATGATTTTACGATGTTGGGTTATTTGATAGACGAGGAAGAATTCGAAGTAAAACCTGCAGTTGCTAGAGTATTACAAATCACGGAGGTAGAAACAAGAACCACAAGAAAAAGAAGAAATAGGAATGATTTTAATCCGAATAGATTCGAAACCGAATTCAATTATAATCCATCCTCCACTTCCGTATCCAAAACTATAGACTACCGGTCAAATACATCCATACTTGGACTGGATAATGTCGTTGAATACGACGTTTATATTAATGAAGATTTTTTTGGTTCCAACATTGTAAATTTACAGTTGAGTACGAACGATATTTTGAGAATTGATATAGTTAAAGATGATAATACTAGTACCTCAACCATCAAACTAGAAAATAATTTAGTCTAAACATCACCATATATATCAGTTTTTTCTCTACAAGTTTTCAAGATTAAGTTCTCCAAGAACTTGTATATTTTGATTCCTCGCTTTTCACAATACTTCTTCAGAACCTCGTGAACCTCGGGATCTATCTTTATGTTCTTTATTTCTTTCTTATCGGACATAGGTAGAAAAAAGGAAGAAAAAATTCTCCCTATATAAATATATATATTGAAAGGTCAAGTTTTTTTATTAATTGGTGGATATTTATCTAAAAATAAATCCATAATTGAATAATTAATAATGGCAACAGTAAATCAAAAAGTATACGTATCCCCCGGTGTTTACACTTCAGAAACCGATCTTTCTTTTGTAGCACAGAGTGTGGGTGTAACAACCTTAGGATTAGTAGGTGAGTCTTTGAAAGGTCCGGCTTTCGAACCCGTATTTGTAACTAACTATGATGAATTCCAAACGTTTTTCGGTGGAACAGAACCAACAAAGTTTGTGAATACACAAATCCCAAAATATGAATCAGCTTATATTGCTAAATCATATCTCCAACAATCAAATCAAATGTTCTTTACTAGAGTTCTTGGACTGTCAGGTTATGACGCAGGTCCTTCTTGGAGTATTAGAGTTACCGCAAATGTGGACCCTACTTCGATAAGTGAACCGTCAGTGGGTGTGAGTTTCGGTCCTATCGCATTTTCAGGAAACACAGGAGGAACAGTAAATTTTACAGGAACTTTACCTGACTTGATCTTGGATAACTATAATAATCAATATACTGCAATGGACGGCAGTGTTTCTACGTATTCTAGTGATTTTCAAAGCTTAATTACCAGTATAGCTTTAGGTTCACAAAGTGCTGATACTACGGTTGTTTACGGATCTATATTAACGTCAGATTATAGTACACTTACCACTCCTATTATAAATCAATATCAAGTGGATTCAGTAAGTTTCGATGAAAATCAACTTACGGATACTCAAAATGATGCTTGGTATTATGCCAACTTTTCTAATTACAATAATAATGAATATTCCGGATATTCTTTTTATTATAATGTAAATACTATTACTGATTTAGGTGGAGGAAACTTCCAAGGGTCGATCGATGGTAAAATTTATACATTTACAGGAGATTCGTTCGACCAATTTAATAATATGGTTGTTGCTACTATCAGGTCTAGAGGTATTTCTTTGTATAACGCCACACAGGATGGACCTGACTATGAAGTTACAAACTTAGACATGATAACAACGGGTCAATATTCTGGAACAAATCAAAACCCTTTCGAGACGTTTCTAATTTCAGGAACGAGTGGAAATGGAAATTTCCAATTTGAAGTTTCATTATCACCATCATCACCTAAGTACATAACTAAAGTTTTAGGTATAGATAATTTTGGAAAAAATAGATTTGAAGTTCCAATTTTTGTTGAAGAAATTTATCCAAATTCACTTTTATGGGCGTACAATCAAAGTTATATTAGAGGAATTAATCCTGATTTTGTATCGTTACCTGACGCTAGAAGTGAAAATTTGGATTCAATAGCTTTTAAGGTTGAACAATATCAATCTCCTTCTACACCATTCTTGGTTTCAGAATTAAGAGGAAATAAAGTTTACAACCTATTTAGATTCATTTCTATTTCTGATGGAGATGCGGCTAACACAGAAATAAAAGTTTCAATTGCCAATCTCTCTTTCAATAACATGACATTTGATGTATTAGTTAGAAACTTCTTCGATACTGATGCGAACCCAGTCGTTGTGGAAAAATTTACTAATTGTAATATGGATCCACAATCAAATAATTTTATAGCAAAGAAAATTGGTTCTTCAAATGGAGAATACGCCCTATTATCAAAATACATAATGGTAGAAATGGCTGACGAAGCTCCGATAAATGCAATACCATGTGGATTTTATGGATATACACAAAGAGAATATGAATCAATGGATAATCCATCACCAGTTCCTATTTACAAAACAAGATATTTTTATCCAGGTGAACAAATTTATAATCCTCCATTTGGTTCTGCTAGCGGTGGTCCTAATTCTGTATTATCAAATGGTGACGTTATAAGGAAAACCTACCTTGGTTTTTCATCTCAGTTTGGTATTGATGAATCATTTTTAGCATATAAGGGTAAAAGAAATCCTTCAGGTTGGACCACATCTACAACTCCAATTGTTGCAGAACCTTGGAACTATCTAAGTAAAGGTTTCCACATGGATTCAGGTGCGACGGTTGTGACAATTGCAAATGTATTTGAGACTAGTGGCCAGACCGCATTCGAATGTGGTGATGCTAGTTTTACAAGTGACCCTGAAGATCCATCAAGCCCATATTATTACATATATTCTAGAAAATATACCGTTTGTTTAGCAGGTGGTTTCGATGGATGGGATATATATAGAGAATTTAGAACAAATCAGGATAGATTTAGATTAGGTGATTCAGGTTATAGAGCGGGTGCCGCTCCTTCTACACGGTATCCCACAGCATCGGGTCAAGGACTATTCCGACCTATTGTTGTAGATAATAACACGCAAGATTTTGCAAATACTGATTACTATGCCTATTTATTGGGTATTTTAACCTACTCAAATCCTGAAGCCACAAATATAAATGTTTTTGCAACTTCTAGTATTGATTACGTTAACAACTCAAACTTAGTCGAATCTGCAATAGATATGATACAATTCCAAAGAGCGGATTCAGTATATATTGCAACAACTCCTGATTACAACATGTATACACCAGATTCTACAAGTACGTTGAATATAATTTATCCGCAAGAAGCCGTTGATAATTTGGATAATACTGGAATAGATTCTAGTTATACTGCAACATATTATCCATGGATTTTGGTTAGAGATACTGTGAATAATACACAAATTTATTTACCACCAACAGGTGAGGTTTGTAGAAACTTAGCGTTAACAGATAATATTTCCTTCCCATGGTTTGCATCTGCGGGTTACACAAGAGGTTTGGTTAACTCAATCAAAGCGAGAGTAAAATTGACTCAAGAAGATAGAGACACATTATACCAAGGCAGACTTAATCCAATTGCAACTTTTTCTGATGTTGGAACTGTTATTTGGGGTAACAAAACCCTACAAGTTGCCGATACCGCGCTTAATAGATTAAATGTAAGGAGATTGTTATTACAAGCAAGAAAGTTGATATCTGCTGTTGCAGTTAGATTATTATTCGAACAGAACGACCAAATTGTCAGACAACAATTCTTAGATAGTGTTAATCCAATTTTAGATTCAATAAGAAGAGATAGAGGTTTATATGATTTTAGAGTGACTGTTTCATCTTCTCCTGAAGATTTAGATAGAAATACTTTGACAGGAAAAATTTATCTAAAACCGACAAGATCTTTGGAATTTATAGACATAGAATTTTTTATTACTCCAACTGGAGCATCATTCGAAGATATTTAATATTTATAAATGTGGGAGATTTAATTCTCCCACATTTTTTTACAAAAGGAAGATAAAATGAACTTGAAAGAACAAAGATTACAAACCTTAAAGAGAAGAATTCTAAGGACTCTTACCGAATCTAACGATTTAGAAGAGGGATTTGATGATGATGAATATCCTGATTTGAAATATTATGCTTTTGATTGGGATGACAATATAGTTCATATGCCCACTAAAATATTAGTTGAAACTGAAGATGGTGATGTTTTTGGAATGTCCACTGAAGATTATGAAATTTATAAAGACAAAATAGGTAAAACTCCTGTTGAATATAATGGAAGAATCGTAACAAAGTTTGCGGACAATTATCTGATAAATTTTGGAGAAAAAAGGCAAAATAGATTTATTCCCGAAGCTTTGGATGCAAAACCGGCACCGGCATTCTCTGATTTTCGTAAAGCAATAAATAGTGGTTCAATATTTGCAATAATTACTGCACGAGGACTTAATCCTCAAATAATAAAACAAGCAGTATTAAAATATATCAATGTAGGATTCAACGGAATTAGTAAAGATAGTCTTCTTGCGAACCTAAAAAAATATGAAAAAATTGTTGGTGACGAGTCGGAAAAGAATGATGAAGACCTGATAATGGATTATTTGAACTTATGTAAATTTTATCCTGTGACTTTTAGAAATCCGAATGTAAATGTAAGTGAGGAAAAAAATGTGAAACTAGAAGAATTCAAATCATACATAGATAAGGTTTCTAATTTATTAAAAATGAATTATGAGCTAATAGATGATGTAGGTTATAAAGAATTTATGGATAGAGAACCTACAATTGGTATGTCAGATGATAGTTTAAAGAACATAGAGGCTTTATTAAGAAGATTTGGTAAAGATCCTAGTATTAAAATTATATCTACAGCTGGAGGAGAAAAGAAGAAGTTAACTTAA